TGGGACGGCAACTGAACAATCCCGAACAGCAGGAGATGACTTTGCCTGGAGTGAGGCATCGACCGAAGCTGCCGTCCTGCTTGCCGAAGACCGTCTGACCGATGTTCGAATCGCCAACAAGGTCAACATAAGCCGAACTACGCTCCATACCTGGAAGCAAAACCCAGTGTTCAGCGCCAAAGTTACCGCGCTGGCCGATGAACTCATGGACCGTGCCCGCCGCCGTGGCATCGCTCGCCTTGACCGTCGCATCGATGCCGCGAACGATCGACACGAACGCATGAATGCCTTGATTGCGGCCCGGGCCAAGGACATGAAGGGCGAGATTGCCTGCGGGGAAACCGGCCTGTTGGTCCGCCAGTACAAGAGCGTGGGTAATGGTCCCGGGGCGCGAGTGGTTACCGAGTACGTCTTTGATTCGGCATTGGTGCGAGAACTGCGGGAGCATGAAAAGCAGGTGGCTCAGGATGCCGGCCAGTGGAGTGAGAAGCGGGAAGTCTCTGGCCCGGATGGGAGTTCGCTGGTCATCCAGTTGATTGAGCGGACGGACGGACCCCAGTGAGCCAACTTGCACTCTTCCCGCGCCAGATGCGGTTCGTGGCTGACCAGGCACGATACCCGGCTGCGATCGGTGGGATTGGGTCAGGGAAGACGTTTGTGGGCGCGGCCAAGGTGGTGAGCCGCCTACAACGCAAGGAGCTGGGTCTGGTCTGTGCGCCGACCTATCCCATGTTGCGGGACGCAACACAGCGCACCCTGTTTGGCATGATGCGAGACCTGAGTGTCGACTTCGACTACAACAAGGGCGAGAAACTGCTGACCATCCCCAGCACGGGGCATGAGATCATCTTCCGTTCGCTGGATGACCCGGACAACATGCGCGGCCCGAACGTCAACTACTCCTGGATTGATGAGGCGGCGTACGTCAGTGCCGAGGCGTGGCGCGTGATCAAGGGTCGTACGCGTGTCGGTGATCTGCAACAGGCATGGATCACCACGACCCCCAAGGGACGCAACTGGATCTGGGACGAGTGGGTCAAGCGGGTCGACCACCGGCACACCATGTACCGGTTTCGCACCGATGAGAACCCCACCCTTGACCATGACTACGTGCCCAGCCTTGGGTATGAAGGCCGGCACGCCGAACAGGAACTGGGTGGCGAGTTCGTGTCGTTCGAGGGGCTGGTCTACTCTGCGTTCGACCGGGAGCGCAACGTCAAGACGGTGGACTGTACCGGCTGGCGTACCGTCTTGGGGGTGGACGTTGGCGCCCGAAACCCTACCGTGGTGCTGGTGTTGCGGATTGCCGGGGATGAGCGGGTCCACATCGAGGCCGAATACCATCAGCGGGGCATGGGGAGTACGGCGATCCTCGCCATGATCGGTGACGCGGCCGACGCCCACGATCCCGAAGCCGTCTACATCGACCCATCCGCCGCCGCCTACATCAACGACCTGACCTCCGAGGGGTATCCGGTCGAAAAGGCCACCAACGACGTGCAGACGGGCATTCAGCGCGTTTCCGGGGCATTCGGTGTTGGCTTGACGGTGGACCCGTCATGCGTCCACACCATTGCCGAGTTCGAGTCGTACCAGTACCCGGATGAGAGCAAGAGCCGGAACAAGAGCACCAGTGACAACCCCGTCAAGCAGAACGACCACTGCATGGACGCCTTGCGCTACGGCTGCATGGGTGCTCTGGAGCCGGTCATCGACTACGCCGAGTTCTACAGGAGTCTGACGTAATGACTACCTTCCCCGTGCTGCGAGATGTGGCCAGTGGTCGATACAGGCCACTGGCCGGCATGGACATGGTGACTGAAATACTGTTTGATGCGATTGGTGAATCAGTCAAAGAGTTGCCCTCACTTTGGTCGCTGGATGGACTGTTCGCGAACGCGCACGGTCAAGAAATCGAGCCTGACACCATCCCTTGCAAGCCTCCGTTCGGCACTATTTGGCTTGAAGGGAAAGACGGCGAGGGGAACCGTACTGGTGTGCTGTTCAACGAAAACCCCACTACTAACGTCTGGACGGCGTACACGTTCCTGTCCCGCCCAGATGACGGTAGGCACCCGATCCTGATCCCGATTCAGTCGGAGTTCGTTTTCAACGATAACGGTACGTTGGAGTCAAATCGGCGCACTGGTGCCAATGAATGGCCGGGCACGTCCATAGGCGATGCGGCACACATCAACTCCAGAGCTATCGCGGTGTAATTGCAGGCCTTCATGTTCTCACACTGCAAGAACGTGAGGCTGGTCGAACGACTCCCCAAACGCCACGAACAGCGTGAAGCAAAACGCAAGGGTGAACAGGCACTCAAGTACCACGAGATCGTGATTGATCCGGGGAAGACGAAGCAGGTAGCGGTAGGTGCGGGCAGTGCCGAACAAGACAAGCCGAGCCGAGCACTCCACATCGCACGCGGCCACTTCGCCACCTACACCCCAGAGAAACCCCTGTTCGGCAAGTTCACCGGCACGTATTGGCGACCTGCCCACGTGCGAGGAAGTGCTGAGATCGGCACTGTCAAAAGCACGTACCGCGTGAAGGACGGCAACTAATGGGCATTCTCGACACGTTCCTGAACCGGCGCCGGGAGAACATTGCCGCCCTGCAGTACCGCTCGTCCGCCGGCGGGCTCGTTCCGGCATGGCAGGCCGGGAAAGCGCAGTGGTTGCCCCAGACGGTCGACTCGCAGGACACGCACGGCTACCGCAAGATTGCCCTGATTGCCGCCTGCGTGGAGTACCTGTCCCATGCGGCGGGCACGGCCCCGCTGCGGGTCTTCGATCCCGAGAGCGAAGAGGCCGACGATACCCACCCGTTGCGTCAACTGATCGTGCGACCCAACCGGGGCATGGGCGAGGGGCGGTTCTTCTCGTTCATCACCATGAACATGGCGGTCACCAACTTTGTCGTGATCGAAAAGGAACGGGACAACTTCGGCACGCCGATTGCCCTGTGGCCGCTGCGCTCCGACTGGATTCGCCCCATCCTCCGCAACCAGGCGGAACCGGACTGGGAGTACCGGGTGCCGGGCCGTGACCCGATCATCCTCAAGGCGGACGACGTGATCGTGATTCCGTGGGCCGATACCCCCGACCAGTCGCCGATCGGCATGGGGCCGCTGACCACCGTGCTACGGGAAGCGAAGATCAGTTCGAGCCTGACCGATTTCGTCAACGTCTTCATGGAGCGGGGCGGGGTGCCGTTGTACGCGATCATCCCCCAGGACGAGGGGCCGGGCGCGGCCCAGTGGAAGAAACCCGAAACCAAGAATGCGTTCCTGGAGGCGTGGCGCCAGCGATACCAGGGGCTGAACAACCACGCCGACCCGTTGCCGATGGTGGGGGTGAAGGATGTGAAGCGCATTGGGCTGGACATGAACGAACTGGCCTACACCGACCTCAACGCCATGGCCGATGCCCGGATCTGTACCGCCTTTGGCGTGCCGGCCGTGCTGGTGGGGGCCGAGGTGGGGCTGCAGCACTCAACCTACTCCAACGGCGAACAGGCGGAACGCAACTTCTACAGTGGCACGATGCCCCGGCTGTGGGCCCGGATTGACGACGCCTTCACCCGTCAGTTACTGCCTGAGTTCGAGTGGCGGCCGGGGTGGGACATTCGGTTCGATACGTCCGAGATTGCCGCCCTGCAGGATGACGTCAACGAGGCATGGACGCGGGCAACGTCGGCATGGACGGCCGGGCTCATCTCTCGGCATGTGGCGCATGAGGAAATGGGAGTGGACCCACACGGCGTTGATGAGTTCCTAATCCCGTTCAATATGGTGCCGACGCCAATCACCGGCGCCCCAGCCGTTGCGCCGGGCAAGACAGATGCCACTGTGGACGTGGAGAGCGAAGGGGAGCGGATGTACCGCGAGTTCCTGCGGCATCTCAACATCTACGCCCTGCCCACCCACGACCCCAAGGCGACCCGCTACGTGGTGCGCGATGGACGGCGCTACCTCAACGAGTACCGGCTCTCCCCGGACGAACGGGAGGCACGGTCGTTGCGGATTGCGGGCACCCGGCAGATCATCATCGGGCTGGCCAACGTGATCGAACCCCGGCTGGCGTCCTACTTCACCGAACAGGCGGAGCGGGTGGTCGAGGGGCTGAACCTGCGGACTGGTGATGCCCCGATCGAACGGCGCTTCGCCGAGGCGATCGACTGGGGCAGCGAAGATGACCTGTTGCGCCAGATCTTCGGGGCGTGGTGGGAAGAGGTGACCGGTCAGGCGCTCACGTCGGCGGAGGCCCTGCTGGGCGTGGAGATCAACTGGGCGGTAGCGAATCCGTATTTGCAGGACATTGCCGGGCTGCTGGGCCAACGCATCACCGGCATCAACGAGGCGACCCGCGACGCGCTGGAATCCCGGATCACCGCCATGCTGGGCGAGGGCACCACGATTCCCGACCTGGCCAACGCGGTGCAGGAGCTGGTCACGGAGACGTATCAGGGCCGCGCCACGACGATTGCCCGAACGGAGAGCATGCTGGCCTATGGCACCGCCTCCACCGATGCCTACGCGGCCAGTGGGGTGGTGCAGTACGCCGAGCTTCACGACAATCCGGGCCACACGACCGATCCGGGGAGTGACGGCCTGACCTGTTCGGAGCGGAACAATCTGGTGGTCCCACTCACGCAGGTGTCACGGCATCTGCAGGCGGAGCATCCAAACGGCACGCTGGCGGTCTCGCCGATTGTGACCCCACTGGCGGATGTGTAGGGATGGCTAGAAGTCTAAGAGACGCACTCATAACCGGAGTAGTTACTGAGGCTGAGGTTAGTTTTCCTCGACCAGTAACCCTTGAGGAAGCCCAGCGCATAGCCACCCATTACGGTGTTGATGTTGCACGAATCGACGGGACGAACGCGGTATTCAAGCTAAAGCCTGAGACAGAACCCGACCTGCCTGCGTCCATGCCCGGATCGTGGCGCGTGGTGTCCTGTCCGACCTGCGGGAAGTTCATCTGCAAGGCCACACCGGGCAGTACGGTGCAGGTCCTCTGCAATCGCTGTAAGACGGAGAGCGTGACGGCGGTGGCGGCATGAGCGATGACCGACTGACCTTTACGGGCACCAACGATGGATATCGGGAGCTTGTAGACTGGGCTGGCGCTGAGAATGTCGGCGGTCAGGAAAAGATGTGGATCGATCCTGACAACCCGGAAACCCTGTTTCGGGAGATTGGCGTCCGTACCCGTGATGGATTCATTGCCGTCTGGGTTGGGGACACGTTGGTACGTGGTGAAGACGGCGAGCTTGACTTGATCGTTGGTCCACGCGACATCTGAGGTGGCAGCATGAAGATCGCAACAAAAGAGGACCTGGAAGCTATCCGGCGTGCTGAGTTCCGATGCATTCGGTGTGGCTCCATGCGTGTGAAGCACCGCGTTGAGGGCACGAAGGTCTGTATGCGTTGTAAATTCACGAGCAATCAGGCGGGCACGATCCTGAACGACAGTGAGTTTGTCTGGCCCGGCAATCCCGAAAGCGGCGAGTCCGCCGAGAGCAACTATCGGTAACGTTCTTCGTGATGTAAACTAGTTACAACCGAAGAAGAGGCCAGCGAGCCCGCAAACAGTGAGAGACCCAGAGTCCCGACCGGCAGACCGGTTGTGGACTCTGTTTCTGTTTTGCGGAGCGGCCCATGCCCAACCGGACCCCCAACCCAGCATTCCAGTACGTGACCGCCGAGATCCGGGCGGTCACTGACGACGGCGCCGGCCTCTCTGGCTACGCCGCGCACTTCGGCAATGTCGATTCCTACGGCACGGCCATGAAGCGGGGCGCATTCCGCAAGACGCTGAAGGAACGCGGCGACCGGATTCCGGTCCTCTGGAACCACCTGTCGGACGCGCCGATCGGCAAACCCTCCGAACTCAAGGAGGACAAGACCGGCCTCTACTTCACCGCCGTCATCTCCGAAGGCACCAATCAGGGCCGGGACGTGATGACGCTCCTGCGGGACGGGGTGCCGCTCGGCATGTCGTTCGGCTTTGAGACGATCAAGAGCCGCCCGATCGAGGCCGGTGACGAGGTGGACTTTGCCACCGCTCCCGACTTCTACAAGGGCAAGGAAGGCCGCGAATACGTCCGCATGATCGAAGAGGTCCGCCTCTGGGAGATCAGCGTCGTGACGTTCCCCGCCAACGAACTCGCCACCATCGACAACGTACGTGCGGCGTCCCAGATGGATGCCCTCTCCACCCTCCTGGAAGACCTGCGCTCCGGTGAACTCAAACCCGAGGACACCCGCTGGGCGCAACTTCAAGCCCTTGTCGCCGTCTGGGACGAACGGAACGAGCCGGAGCCGCCTGACGGCACTCCACTCGCCGACGAACAGGCACGACGCAAACGGAATCGTGACATCGAAGTAACCCTGGCTCTGGCGCATGCCAAGGGCCTGATTGGAGTCTCAGTATGAAACTGGTGGAACTGCGGACCAAGTTCAAGGCCGCGACCGACGAACTCGGTGTCCTGGGCAAGAAAGAGGATCGGACGGCCGATGATGAATCACGGCTGGACGCCCTCCTGCTCGAAGTAAACGACCTCGGCCCGAAACTCCAGCGCGAACTGGAGATCGAAGCCGCCTCCACCCGCAGCTATGGCGGGGGCCGGCAGGCCGACTCCGTGGCCGCTGAAGGCGCGGAAGAGCGCGAGAAGAACGAATCCAAGCGGGACCGCCGCAGCATGGGCCAGCGGTTCGCCGAGTCCGATCAGGTCAAGCACTACTCCGGCCGTGGCCGGGGTGAAGCGATGCCGATCCGGTCGTTCTATCACGCTGACGAAGCCGAACTGGAATACCGGGCGGGATCTGGCGCGATCGAGCGTCGTGACCTGGTTTACACCGGTGCACTGCCAGCCTCGATGACGCCGGCCCAGGTCATGGGCGGGGTGTTCCGAGGTGATGACCTCCAGGGCACCATCCGTGATGTCCTGATCAACGGCCAGACCAACTCGGACGCCATCACGTTCGTCCGGGAGACGTCGTTCACCAACAACGCGGCAGCCGTGGCGGAAGCAACCGCGACGGACGGCGCGACCGGCCTCAAGCCGGAATCCGCGATGGCGCTGGAAGAAGTGACCGTTGCGGTCAAGACCATCGCCCACTGGGTGGCAATCACCCGGCAGACCCTCCAGGACGCCGCTCAGATGCGGACGTACGTGGAAGGGCGCTTGCTGGACGGACTCCGGTTGGAAGAGTCCGATCAACTGCTCAACGGCAGCGGCTCGGGTGCCAACATCCTCGGCCTGACCAACCAATCCACCATTCAGGTGCTGGACCAGACCTACTTCACCGGTGCGCCGGTGGCCGGTGCTGGTGATGCCAACGAGAACTTCAACCGCATCCTGCGGGCGAAGAGCCTCATTCGCACCACTGGCCGCGCCCGCGCCAGCTTTGCCGTCCTGAACCCGGCCGATTCCGAGACCTTCCTGACTTCCACAAACGTGGGCGGCGACTACTACGGCACTGGCCCGTTCAGTGGCAATGGCGTCCCCCCGCTCTGGGGTCTGCGGGTCGTTGAAGACGAGAACCAGACCGCCGGTGAGGCGCTGGTTGGTGATGGTCGCATGGCGGCTGTCTGGGACCGCATGCAGGCCCAGATCCTCGTGGATACGGTCGACAACCAGTTCATCCGCAACATGCTGACGATTCTCGCTGAAGAGCGGCTGGCGCTGACGGTCTTCCGACCATCGGCCTTCGCCCTCGTCGATCTGGCGTAGGCATAGGAGACACCAGCCATGGCAAATCGCACCGTCACCCTTCTGGGGTCGGCCGCCCGAACGGCGACCAACAACTCCAACACCGTGCGTAACCCACGCGGCAAGGCGATCCGCTTCCATGTGGACTGCACCGCCCGCGCCGGGTCGGCATCGACTGTCTTCACCTTCCAGGGCCGCGATGTCCTGAGTGGCAAGTACTACACGCTGCTGGCCTCTGCCGCGGTCACCACGGCCGCCCACACCCAATACACCATCGGGCTGGGCAGCACGGTCACGGCCAACGTGAGCGCGAATACGCCCGCGCCGGTCGAGTTCCGGGTGCTGGCCACCCACGGCACCGCCGACGCCCACACCTACTCGGTCTCGGCGGAGATCCTGGAGTAATGACGAAACCGCATGGCACCGATGGGGCGGGCAAACCCGTGGACCTGATCGGGCGACCGCTCCGGGACACATCCGCATCGGTGCCCTCGGTTCGCATCACGCGCAAGGATGAAAGGGACGTAACGATGGCGAAAGCAGAGCGCGACGGCATCTACACCCTCAAGGGTGGCCGCTTCAAGATCCGCAAGGGCGATGTACTCCCGGATGGGGCGGTACTGGATGGCGCTGAACCCGAGGTCGAAGAACGCGCTGAGAAATCAGCGCCCGAGAACAAGGCCAAGAAGGCGGCACCCGAGAACCGGGCCGCCGGGAAGAGGGCTGAGTAGCCATGCCGATGCGGTACGCCAATGAGGACGATGTGCTGGGCCTGCTCCAGATGACCGGGGACGACGACCAC